AATAATCGGGGTCGCTCTTTGAGATGGAACCCACCCCCCATACCTCGTTAGCGGTCTTGCGTCCGTGGCACTCACGACAAAGTATTTGTATATTCTCTTCATTAAACGCTTCGCCTCCTTCAGCCAATGGCTTAATGTGGTCTAGGTGTATATGCTGGTCTAGTGGTGTAGCCCCGCATTCTACGCATTCGCCACCTCTACGGCTAATGATGGCCTTACGGTATCTGCGCCATGCCTTGCTACTGTATAGCTTCTCTTGGCGGTATGACTGCCGTGTACGTGCGTGCCTATGCTTTAGGTAGTTGGCCATTGGTTAACTAGTTAACTATAATTAAATAAAAAAACTATTTATTGCTATTCTATATGTGTATGTATATATAATAATATATATATAAGTAGTTAAAGTAGTTAACTAAAAGGGTCTGAGCCTTCCCAATTTATAGGGGCCAAAGCCTTGACCATGCGTGTGTTAGCATGTCCCGTGTAAATGTCTAGTTTAAGGTTAAGTAGTTTAACTACTCCTCTCACTTTGTTGCGTGCAAACGGTCTATTTGACGTTTCCAGGCAGTACCTAGTATAGCTACGGTAGAACTCGTTAAAGCTAATTTCTTGCCCTTCGTACATGTTCAGCTCTTCGTCGTGGAACGATTGAAGGCTATTTATGGCCCTTCTATACTCTTGTAGCTCGGTAACGTTAGAAGGTACGTAGGTGAAGTAACCCTGGCCGCGTAGGCGTGCTGCCCCTACTATGGCCCAGTTAAATATGCCTGGTAACTCTTCCTTTAGCCTTTTGGTTAACTGCCAGTCTTCACGACCTACGAATGAGTTATTTAGGGCAATAATGATTAAACGCCTAAATACTCCGCTATCGCTCTCCGTTTGTGGTACGCCATTACTGGCGAAGATCAATTTACAATGGGCCTTAAAGTCGAAAGGTCGCTTATATTTAGGGTTAGCGGTAATGGTTTCACCCGCTACCACCTTCTTAAAACCCGTGCTGGCGCTATTCTCTTTATAGCTTATTTCCGTGCTTACATTAAGCCAGCTATCGGCTAAACGTTCTAGGCCGCGTTGCTCGCCTAATTCCGTCCATTCCAAGTGCGTAGCGTATGGTACTAGAGCTTCGAGAATATCGCATATAACGCTCTTTCCATTACCACCGCTACCGTACAGCATAAGGGCTTTGTGGTAGTTCATGTCGCGCATTAGGCAGTACCCGAAATACTCCTGGATAAGCATTTTCTTTTGTTCTGCATCTTCGTCGCCCTCGAATACCTGGTCTAGGAATGCGTACCACTCGGTCGGCTGGGCTACGTTGTCGTACTTAAAGGGCATACGCTGGTATACTCTTGCCTCCTTTTCATACTCACCGCGTACAAACTTACACGTAGTAGGATCTAAATAACCGTCTTCGAATGCTAAATACTTTTCGTTAGGCTCGTACTTGGGCAGCTCGTAGGTAAGGCGGTCTATGACCAGGCTTATTTTAGCTTGTGTAGCCTTTTCCTTTAGTATGCGTAGAATTAGTAGCTCTAAAGCATCGCGCTTTAGTTCCTGGTAGCCATTATTGTAGATAAAAAAACGGCCATTGTGTGTAAAGCCGTCTTTCATTTGCTCGATTAAGTAATTACCGCACTCCCAGGGGTCAGTAATACCGTCTATAGGTTCAACCATTCGTTAAACTTGGTTTTAAAGTATTCTACGTCTATTTCTGCCTCACGCTCTAGCGTTTCAGCGTCTAGGTTCTTGATCCAGTAAAGATGGGAAGGGTGGCGGTCTAACTTGGCCAAGAAAAGGCAGCACTTATATAGTAACTGTTCCCTTTCTTCCATTAACCCAACCCCGCGCGTCAACTCACTAAACGCGCGTTCCAAGTTGTCAACCTTCCAGCCCTTCCCTTTACAGTATGCCAGGTAACTATCTATTGTAGTTTTGGCCTTCTTTATATCGTCCATCTTCAGTACCTCCCCCCATCCAAATAGTCCCGCAGAAGTGCTTTACTAGGTCGAGAGCGCTAGCGTGTGGGTGTGCATCTAGCCAGCGGATCATCTCACCTTTCATTTGGTTTCGGCCATTCATACGAATAGTTCTTACTAAAGAGCTATCTACTTCTTTCATTTCTCTTTGGTGTTAAATTCCATCTTTAGTGCAATACTTTACACTTTAAGGAGTGATTTTGCATCAATTCGGATGTTTTCCGTGTTAAGGTGCATTATTTTACACTTTGTGGCTCATTTACTTTACACTTTGAGCCGCATCGCGTTAGTCTTTGGTGTTAAAGGGTTTCGCGTTTAATCATTGCTAAAATCTCTTCCGCGTCGTCCCATTCCATCACTACCAGGGTCTTTCTGCGGTTCTTCTTCCAAAGCAACACTTTGTACTGGTAGTCCCAGTCGGGCATCTCTTCGAGTACCTTAAAGGGGTCTAGGCCACGTTCTACGTGTTTACATTGAATGAGGAAAGGGTAGGTATTAACTAGGTCTACCTTTTGGTTATCTAGTTCCCTATCGTGGTTTCTTGCCGTCCCTACTTCGGGAAAGAACGGCCGCAGCATTCGCGCTACGGCCAGTTCAAAACGGTTACCCTTTTGTTTAACATTCATTCTTCCTCCAGCTTACGGGTAATAAACCCCTTTAGGTCTAGTATTACTACGTGCTGTGAGTAATAGCGGCTACGGTCTTCCATGGTACCACTTTCGTAGCCCTTGCGTATTTGCTCTTCCCAAAAAATTAAGCGGTTAAAAATTTCGCTTACCGTCTTGTACTCTTTCGTAGATAAACTTGGCATATTCTTCTATATTACCTATGTTCTCGTTCTTACTTACCAGGTACTCCATAGCGCATTTAAAAGCCATTTGTACCTCTATAGCTTTGTTACGGTCGTCGCCTCCACCGTAAGACGGTGTAGCTGGTGCGCGGTTAGCGGTAAACTGTGGGTTTACCTTTTTAGCGTAGGGCGTTTGGTTACGATCCGTTTTACCGGTAAGCTCGTAGTTCAATTCGTCGCCAGTCATAAACGCGTTATTGCTCTTTGCGTTTAGTAGGATGTTATCGCCGTTGGCTAGTGTAACCTCATACGAATAGAGTAACCCGTGCGGGCCTTCCCATGTGCCGTTACCTTTAACGGCGGTAATTGTGCTAGTTTTCATTGCTTGGTAGTTCGATACTTTCTAATTCCATGAGCTTAAGGCTCGCTTCGCGTAGCATTGTTAACGCTCTTTTCATACGGAGTAACCAGTAGATGTTCTCCGGGTTGACTACTTTATAGTCGTCGTGTAGCTTCTCTAGCTTAATTGCTGCTAGTGCTAGTTTTGCCTGGGTTTCCTCTAAAACGGTCATCCTACCAGGGCGGTAAATACCGCCATAACTGCAAAGGGTGCAGCTAAAGCGGCTAGGCACATTGCAAACATAACCGTGTAGACTATGTAGCGGGGTGCCGTGTCGGGGTTAAACAGTCCTTTTTCCATACCCCCAAGGTATAAAAAAAGTAATTACCCCAAAATCACCCTTTTAGTGCGTTTTATCCGTAATAGTAGTCGGAATAGCGTAAAGCTCGTTACTATGGTTTACGCCTATTTCTAGCATGACTGCGCCAATAGGTTTGGGCGGTGCGCCTCGTTCGATATGCCAGCCCCCGTAGCCTCCGTCGTACTCTTCTTTGTAAGCTGCGGTACGAACGTGTAGTACGTCCATAAGCTGCGGTATAAAGTTTTTGTCTATTGTGTGCTTTGTTACTACCATGGTGTACAGTTCGTGTACGTGGCCCATCCATATACAGTTAGCGCCCTCGGTCATAGCATCCCGGCGCTGGTTTTGAATAACGCCTTTGGTTACAATACCGCCCCCGCCGTTACCGTGGTAGTAATGTATTCGGTAACTCTTACTGCGCGTGCTTGTAGGTTTAAACTGTACGGTAAGCCACCCGCCATACCCACCCAGCCACAAGGGCCTAACTGGCTTATACGTATAGTTAAATAGGTCTACAAAGCGGCGCAAAGGATCGGTTTCTAGGCGCTTTAAAATGTTCGTTTCGTGGTTCCCGTACCCTATGAACTGCAAATGGTTAGCGTAAGGGCCGAACCAGTCTACCGCGTCTTCTATAACCGCGTCTAGGTAGTTCGCCTTATTGTGTTCGGGTCGTATGTCTTTCTTACTTCCCCTAGGATCGTACTTGCCTTGCATAAGACAAAAGAAGTCCCCGTTAACGGCTATTATAGCCCCTTCTTTTACTGCCCAGTCTAAATGCCTTTTAAGGGTTTCCCTATGGCATTTGGGGTTGTCCCAGTGAAGGTCGGAAATAAGAAGTATTTTTACTTTGTTCTTCGCGTCTACTACGTGGCTATTGCGGTGAACCTGGCGTATCATCTTTTAAGGAGTAAGAGAATAAATAACAACAGGGCCAGCAAGAAAAATGCGCCCGTAAATTGTCGCTGCCTTTCCAGCTTTTCGGTGTTGTACTCTACGTGGGTCGTTCTTACTGTTACCGTGTCCGGCGCGCATTCTGCCTCTACTCGCACGGTATCACCCGGAAGCTTCAGCAAACGAATGCGCAGCCGGTCTTTTGTAATGGTAACGGTATCTTTTAGTACTACGGTATCTACCACGGCTACGCGTTCCGTAATTACTACGGTTTCGCCTGGCGTGGTTATTTGTTGTGTTTTACAACTTGAAATAACGCACGCGCTTACCAATGTTAAGAGCGCGTAGGGTTTCATTCTTTAGGTCTTGTGGGTCGTAGCTTACGTGTATGAACCGAAGTTTAGTATCGCCGTAGCGTATTAGCTGGGTGTACTTGCAGTTCGTTTTTATCCAGTTAAAAAGGTCTTCGTTACTACGCCAATGGTCTAGATCTGCCGCCATCCCCCGAAGATGGTGGCTGGTCTTGCTACCGCCTACCATACGGTTAACGGTTACACTACGGAACCCGCTATTTATATGAATAGGCCCAAGGGCTACCCGTGCTGGGTGTAGCACATTGTCTACTAACGCTTGTAGGTTGGCTACTTCTTCCGGGCCTGGTATATTGGTTAGCCCCGTACTGGTACGCGTGAACTCTTGCAGCGCAAAGTAGGGGCTTAACATTATTTGTCCTTGGCTAAAAATAGACCAAAAGCACCTACCCAAAAGGGTACGCACTCCGATAGGGCAGCTTTCTCGAACCATACCAGGACTAGCGCCCCAGCAATGAGCGCAATACCGACGCTAGACGTTTTCCAATGCTTAAAAAGACGGGTTTGAAGCGATCCCATAGAGCTACCAAGTTAATGAATAAAGTAAGACAAAAACCTACCATAAATAGGTCTTGCATTTGCATAGTAAGAAACGTAAAGCCGGTACCGATCCAGGAACCCGCTAGGAACTCGTTTTTAATCATGGTTCAATGGGTGCTGGTGGTTGGCAATAAGCGGCGTTAGGGTTGGCTTCGCAATAGTCTTTGGCGTACTGTGCTTCCCATCCCGCGAAGGTATGGGTATAGCCTCCAGGGGTGGGCCATACTACGTAGCTAGAGAATGACGTAGTACCTGGTTGGTCTGCCCAAAGGATGTCTACTTCGTGTTTAGAAGATAGTACCGCTTCGGTTAATACGTTCCCCTCTTCGTCATAGGTGGCGGGAGTAACTACTGGCTGCCCCAAGTCAGCTACCGCGACCACCTTGGAAGAGTCCCATTGCGCTGAAGTTACGCCTTCAGCGTCCTCTTGCGTAATCTTGGCAAAGGCAGAGGCCTTTTGCGTAGGCGTGAAAAAGTACTTTAAGTATTTCATAAGGTGGTAAGTTCAATGCACTGGGCATCAGTTAGGGCTTCGGGGAAAACGAGGCATTTCTTTTGAGCTATTGCTTTTTGACCCCTTAATATTAAACTATTTACATTATCAACAAATGAGATTCCACTTGCTGAATCATAAAGGCTGCCATTGATAAAGTACGCCAATCTATCCCCGTTATAAGTCAATGCCACTTTTGAATCTGAACCGATAGTAAAGCCATCATTTGCACTATTTCCAAAAATATAGCCCCCGTTACCACTTCCTAAATACACATTCAACCCGATACTTGAACTGGTATAAAGACTGATGTCATCACCTGTTCCGCTAATATCTACGCGATAAATCCAATCAGTACCAGAAGAACCAAGCGCTTTGTGTTCAAAAAACAAAGTAAATTCTTGAGTGCTTATTAGCGAATCTTCTTCTTTGGTTGCAGTGTCAGCCAAGCACGTAACCGCAGACCCTAAAGTTGGGATGTAACTTTGTAGGTAACTCGTTTGCGTGCAATTCACGCCCCATAAATAAACGCCACTTGTCCCATCTCCGCTAAATACTGGCAATTCCGTTGCCGTTGTTCCGTTTACTGCATAAATACCAAAGCCGTAGGCTGATAGTTGGTCTAATGTTAAAGAAATACGATACCACCCATCGCCAAAACTTGTGATGCTTGAATCATCGTAATCAATTCCGCCACTTCCTAAAATGGTGCCATTCTGTAAATCAAAATTTACAAACGCTCGCCCATTTCCAATTCCTTGTGCTCTAAGTCCAACATTATAACCATTGTATTTTGCGAAAACACTAATAGTATTTTTACCACTTAAAGCGATTGACGTATTATTAATATAATGCTGGTTGTAGGTTGTGTCAGGCTTCATTCTATCTGCCGAAGTTTGCCCGTCTGGAGATACTACAACATTAGAGTCAACATTTAAGATATTACTTTTAGAAAAGTAAGCGTTGTCCAGTTGCTCACTGTATTGGTTTAATGCGGTGGTCTGCGGTTCCAAAAGTAGGCTTGGACAAGTTGCCCCCCCCGAATAGTCAAGGCGTGGTACTCCACTTGCTACGCTTTCAATGAGTCCGCTTGCGTTTACTCTTGTGGCCGTACTGGCGCGGGTGAAAGTTAGTTCACCGTCCGCAGAAAGTGGCTTTTGGCTGTAAACTTTGCCGTTCTTGTATCCGCTTGGGATCATCACAAGGCTGGCCTGGTCAAAAAATTGGCTCATAGTAAGTTGGCTATTGCGTTAATAGTGCAGTCGCGGGCTTCAGTTGTTCCACTATCGGCGGCAACATAAGCGGCGTATTCGTCCCATATAGGCGCGGCATAGTTACCCCCAGTAAAAATAGTAATAAACTGGCTGGTAGTAATCATAGGGTACAAGTATTAAGTTCCACTATACCGCCGTCGTTCACGACGTAAGCGTAGTAAAGCGGGTTAGGTGGTAATTCGTAGCTTATCATATTTCCTGGTCGGGTCTATTGTTATTTGGATCAGTCAATATATCCCCGTAGACCCATTGGCGGTACGTTACATTGGTACCGTATTGGTCAAAAGAAAAGTTAAGCGGCTTGTAGTTTACCCCACCCCAAGTAAGGGTATGGTTATAACTTATGGGCGTATTTAGTTCCAGCTCGTAATACTGCTGCGGTTTAAAAGCCGTCTTACCCATTTCTACTGCCACTTTAGTAGCTAGTAGGTTATTATCTGCATCCCAATAAAGGTTACCGGCATGGGTTGCGCGGGTAGCATCCAAAAAGCGGCGTATCTCGCCAGCTATTGCTGGGTCGATGGCGCTACCTTGCCAGCGGTCGGCTATGGTGGTATTTAAGCTTACGTCCACCCCATTACGGCGCTTGGTATTGTCTGCGTAGTATATGGTAGCGTTAGGGTTGTCGCCATGATATACGAATATCATAGTAGACGTAGTAGCAAAACCGTCTAGATCGTCGCCTATTGTTTGAATAGCCTCTACCGTAATGTACAAAGGTTCCGAACCTATGTTAGGTAGGTCGCCCGTGTGGAAGTTGTTTATAGAGTAATTAAAGTCCTCTATGGTGGGTGAACCCGTAACGTTTTGTATGTTACGTTGCTTTTTAAATTGGTTGGCCGTCTGCGTTAAACTCCAGGCCGTACCATTCCACCAATAGGGGCCGAACTGAATGTATACGTAAAAAGTGAATTCGACCGTTTGGAATGGGTAGCCAGGTTGGACCGTTGCCCTAGCTCTTAACTCCGCGAAGTAGTCCATATGGTTAGCCCCGGTTGGGGTAACGTCGGCTACGTAGTAGTTATAGCGGGCTTTGTACGTTGCGCTTTCGCTTCGTATATAGTCGGTAGCTACTTGATCGTGGGTAATAAATACCTGGCGCGTGGCGGGCTTATATAGTTCGTTACCGTCCGTGTATACCGAAGACGTTAAAGGCGTTGGGGTGTACCCCGTAATGCGTCCTAAAAAACTGCCGTTAGTTACGTAGAAATTATACCAAGCCGGGGTTTCTAAATACACGGAACGAAATACCAGTAGACCCTTATCCTGGAAGAGCTGAAGGCCCCAGGTCGTGCAGATGTCTTCTAGTACCTCGCGGAAGGTGCGGTAATTAAATTGGGTTTCGTCTTTGTAGTACAGTCCCTCTTGTATGCACCCCGTCCAATATAAGCCCCCTTTCGTCGTGTCTACGGCACTCGTAGGCTCGAAGTGTTCACTTATAGCATAGCCGTCGTAAACGTCCCAAAAATCGAAGTAAAGGAATATTTCGTAGAGCTGGGTAGTAAACGGCTTTACTCCGCTAAATTGGTAAATTTGGCTACTCTTTTCCATCATTTGGAAACCGTCGTTAGCCACTAGCTTAATAAAACGCTGGCCGTTGCGTAGTTCCACGCTGCCTAGATCGGGCGTAAAAAAGCCGTTATACACTACGTTAGTGCCTTGGCGTATGCGTAGGAAGTACATGCCGCCGGCATCTTCTAGAATGTCGCGTAGGTTGTCCGATAGCGTGCCTTGAGTAATTAGGGCCTCTAGGTCGCAGATGGCCGGAATAATACCGGGCTGGTTATTGTCCAGGGCTTCGTAGCGAATAGCCCAAGACGCTACGGTAAACTCGTAAGGCGTTGCGCTAAAAGGTGCGTCTATGGCCCATATAGCGAAATTGTACCCCTCGGTATTTGCGTATGCTATTAACTGTTTAGCCACCGCTTCTAGCTACTCGGTTAGTGTTGCGAACTACTCCACCGTAAAAGTCGGTACCCGAAAGGCGTAGGCTTAATTGGTTATTATCACCCATGCCGAAAGGTAAGCCCATGCCACCGCCTAACACGTTAAACGCAGCTTTAAAGCCTACGTTCGGGAAGATAATAGCCATGGCAGCGGCTAGGGTAAGTGTAGCGGCCGTAGCGGCTAGCATTTGTTGAATGTATGCCTTTAGGCCATTTCTTACGCTATCAAAGAAACTTTCGCCGTTAATAATAGCGGCTTGAAAAGATGCCATAAGTATTTGACCGAACTCCTGGCCCACTACGTTAAGGGCTTGCAGTTGTTCTTCGGTCGCTTGGCTTTGCGTTACCCAGTCGTTAGAAATACGTATGGAATTGGCTTGCGCCTCCGTATAGTATTCCCAAGAACCCGCCGCGTATTCTACTTGGCGGCGAATGCCGAATACTGCTTGGTTAACTTGGTAAAGCGGGGTAACCGCCGTTTCTTTTGGTGCTAGCCCTGGCTCTACGTCAGCAAGACGCATACCGCCTTGTACCTTAATACCGGCTACCTTTTTAAGTTCGTTACCTAACTTCTTTACTTCTTCGGTAGCACCTTGGAAACCTTGCCCAACCATTGGTACGGAGGCTGCAAAGTCGTCAGTAGCTGCCTTTGCGTCTAGCGTAGCGCGGGTAACTGAACCCATGCCCGTAACGTCTAAATAAGACGCGTAGTACGCTAACTTTTCGAATAAGGTAAGCTGGCTACTAAATAGGGCGTTAATGCCTTTAAGGGCGTTATTTAGCCACCCTAGTACCGCCTCGTAAACGGGCAATAGCTTTTGGCCTAGTTCCGTTTTAATGTTCTCTAGTGCGGCGCGTTGCTGGAGTAGACGGTCTTGGGTAGTGAGTAGGGTATTATTGGCCCCGCCCATTTCTTGTTGAATGATACGGCCGACGGCCTCGGCAAAGGTTCCGCCCTTCTTTAGTTCTTCTTGTACGGCCTTTGCACTAATCCCCAAGTTATCCAGGATCATAGTAGACTGTCGTCCCACGCCCTTTACGATACTGTCAACCATATAGTCGACGCTCTCGCCCATCTCGTTAGCTTGCTTTTTGGCAAAGCCTAGGTACTTGGTAAACTCTTGAATAGGTATGCCTAGTTTTTGGGCCGTAACCGCTTGACGCATTAGCTCCAGGTCGCTAACGGTTCCCTGGACGGCTTGGCGTAGCTGCTGCATATTGGCTGCATTGCCAATGCGTTCGAAGGCGGTTTCAATACCCTCGGCCTTCATGGCCAGGTCTAGGGCTTCGCTGGCGAACTGCTGAATTTGAGAAACGGCAAAGCTGGCACCAATAATGCCGCCTAGGTTTTGGAACTGTTTAGAAATACCCTTAATAGAGCTATCCACCTGGGCAATACCCCGGCGGAACTCGTTTACGTCTATTCCTAAAACTACTTTACTCCTTACGTCGCTCATGTGCAGCTCTTACAAAATCGGCAAAGCCGTTACCTTTTCGTTCGTCTTGAAAACGGAGCAAGTCCGTTTCCTTCATTTGTTTCTTTACTGTCTTCCCGCTTACGTTAACTAGCACGGCTGCTAGCCATCGTGTGCGTTTCCAGTCGTCCTTTAGACGTTCCGTGCCGTGTTTTACTACGGCATCTAGTTCGTCCCTTGTCAGCTTCTTGGCCTCGCTTGGGCTAATCCCCAAACGTCCCACCAGCAAGCCCAATACGTCTACTGGGCCGCCGGCTGGGAAAAAGGGCCGTTAAGCCGCTGGGTAAGGTTCGACAAGTCCTCGCCGGAAATGTCTTTCTTAAACTGGTCGAACGTGGGCCGGTCGCTTTTGTCCCAGTATTCCTGGGCGTAAAGCATGGCTACCATGTCCGAAATCTTTGGCTTACTCATGTCGGTAATGCTACCGCCCGTAAGCTCTTCAAATAAAAGCGCCGCCCCCAGCGTAAATTTTCCCATAGCAGTTATTTATTTTAGTTAGTTCCGATTGTCCAAGCGCCCGTGCCTTGCAAAGAGAACGAGTAGGTACCGTTGTCTTTGTCGGGGAATGAGGCAGAAAGCTGCGTAAGGATCGCGTTACCCTCAATCTTTGTTTCACCAGTTGCGGGCGTAGTAGTGCCGGCTGCACATTGGGTAATTTTAAGGTCTACCTCCGCACCGATAGAAGCGTAAAGGTCGTCTGGGTTCCAGTTGGTAGCGTCGTCGTCGCCGAACAAAGCGTTACCGCTGATAGTCCAGTTTTTGGCGCTGGTAACGTAGGAACGGAAAATTGCGTCGTCCTTCGACGTTACTTCCCTCGTTTCTGCGTTCATTTCAAAACTAGCGTCCGACTCCAGCGCAAAGCCCTTATAAGTGCTACCGCCGTCGGTGGAGAGTAAAATGCGGACTTCGCCGCCGGAAATTGATGCCATACTATTAAGTATTAAGGATAAATAAAAAATCTGCTGCTAGTAGTACGCGTTCGTTAACGTCGTCGTAGAAGAACTGTATACCGTCTAGGGTGGCGGTAATGTAGTCTACGTCCGTTTTAATGTAGTCGCGTATAACTGATAACTCGGCCTGGGCCGCGTCTGCGTCTGCGTAATGGAAGAAGAGCGTAGCGGTAATAGTTTCGCTAGCGTTTAAGTCTTTGTTTTCGGTAATGTCAACCGATTGGATCGTTATTACGATATGGTCGGCCGTGGTACCTTGGGGTGCTGCTAACGCGTAAACGTCTTCCGTAGTGGCAGAGTTTACCGCGTCGTATACGTATTGTAGGTAGTTCATCGTAGCACCGAAGTTATGCGTTTTTGGATGTGCTTTTGCATCATCTTTTGAGCGCGTTTTACTACGTCGGTGTTATCTACGGCTAGGCCGATAAAGTCCTTTGGCTTGAAGTTCTTTTCGGTACCTCCGAATAGCTGCCAGGGCGCATAGTAGGCGCCTTGCTTTCGGCTACCGCGTAAGCCTACCACTACGTAGGCTTTAGTAGTACCCTTATTGGCCCACTTATTTATAGACCCGTAAAGGTTATAGAATTTAGCACCTAAAGCGCTGCGGCTTTTCATGCGAATACCTTTTGGCTCTTGGCTATCTGCGTAAGCCTGGCGGCGTGCCTCCGTAACTAGGGGCTGCGCCTCTTTTAAAAGTAAATTACGCACCTCACGAAAACGCATGGTTTCGCTGGTGCCTAATTTGCGTAGACGTTGCCGGAACTCTTCAAAGCTCTCGGTACGTCCCGACTGGCTGCGTAGGTATACTTTAGAGCGTGCCATTATCGCGCAATTTAGTCTTTACCAAAATATAGCGCTTGCGGCCCTCCGGGGCGACGCTGATAATGTCGTAGTACTTACCTCCGTAACCTAGCTTCCATTCTGCGGTAACTGCGGTTTGGTAACGCAAACGCCAGTTAACCGTGTATTGGCTTTGCATTTGATCGTTAACCAGCGCTTCGCTGCCGGCTACCTCAATACCTGGTATAACTTCCTGGGCGTAGAACTCCCCGGCGCTAGCGTAGCTGCGCTTAACCTGGCCACTATTGTTAACGGACGTGGTCGGTTCGTATAGGGTTACGCGTCGGTCTAGGGTCATGCAAAATTCCTACGGTAACGGAATACGATACGGTCAAAGAAACGCGGGCCGACGTTGTAGGGCATATCGTCGCCGAAGTCGTACCCGAACTTCACACGCTGGTAAATAGCGTGTATTAAGTCTTTAGGTGCTGCGGCATAGCCAGCCGTATAGACAATAACCATACGGTCGCCCTCTTCGCCAATAGAAGGGCTAATAACGCCGTCGAGTAATTCGTACTCGGTGTCGGCGGTTGCTACTCCCTCTACGTAAACCGTAACTGAAGTAACGCTACCAAGCGGCCAGTAGGGGAGTTCGTAAGAACTCGCCCATACTGTGTCGCTGGTAATGTCTGCACTACCTACCACCACGTGCGCGTAAGACAAAGCCTCTTCGCACGCTGCCTCATAAAGGAACGTTAAAAGGTTATCGTCGTCGCTACCATCTACCCGGCAAAAGGACTTAAGCCCGGCTAGGTCGATGGCTTGCGGTGTATATGTAATGCTATTCGCCATTGTTAGATAGTAACGTCAGTTGCCAAAGCGAAAGAGGCGTCGCGCAATACGGCTACGTCCATAAAGCGTTCTACGTACACTTCTACGATTGAAGACTTCATGTTAGTATAAGGGTCTACCATAAGAGTAGCGCCACCCCAAAAACCAATCTGCACGTCGCTGAAGTTACCGAACAAAATGCCGTAGGTGTCGGGCGTTCCGCTGGTCTTCTTCGAAAGGGTCGTATTGTAGATGTTATAGCCGTTAGCCGTCTTAACTGGGTCAAGCATACCCTCTACCAAGAAACGTCCGCTACCAGCGTCTACCTTGGTCTTCTTCAATTTAGCCACTACGTTAGGGTGAGTAACATAGGCCAAACGTCCGTCCAAAGCGTCGGCGGCTGCCAAAGCTGCTTCCATGTCTACCAAGTCGTCGAAAGAAATAGCGCCCAAGGTCAAAGCCTGGCCAGCCAATTCGGTATAGATGCCGGAAGGTTGGTTAGATGCACCAGTACCGTTAAGTACTGCGTTCTCTAAACCTTTGTTAAATGACAAGTTGAGCTGGCCGATAATACGCTGCTCGATGCCGCGGCTATACTCTTGGCGCAACAGTTGGTTAGACATAGACGCAGTAATTACGGCACGCTTGGGGCTCATAGTTACTTTGTCGAAGTTGATGTCTTGTGCGCTATCGGTTCCCGTTTCAGTCTGCCAGTTCAAAGAGTAGCTAGAAGTCTGCTTGGGGAAGTCTACGTTACCTACCAAGTTATCGGCTACGCTGCAAAGGTTGAGCATAGGCGTATTGGGGTACAAGAAGTCTACGTAACGACCAGGCTCGGTAAATACCAAGTCGGAACCGGTGGTAGCACCTCCGGCAGTTTGGGTACGCTTGAAAAGGAACTCGGGCAAGTTTACGGCGTGAGAGTCGCGGTAATCTTGGTTAAGCTTGCGCTTTTCGTTAATACCTTCCTGGTTTACTTCGGCTTCGATGCCAGTAAGTTTACCGTTACGGGCCTCGTTGATAGCCTTAACGATATTGAATTTAGCCAAGTCGCGCTCTTCGGATTTAGAGAGCTTGCCCTGGACTGCGGAAGCGTCTACGAAATTCGCAGCGCGTTCCTCGGTGTTTTCTACGTTTTCCACGTTTTCGGGTTTTGTTTCTATTACTGGTTCCTCCAGTTCGGGTTCTTTGTATTCTTGTTGTGCTGCCTCCAAGCTGCGAAGAGCTACGGAAGTAGTAGGGTTTGCGCCACGGGGCGTAAGACTAATATCGTAAATTTCGCCTACCTCTTTAATAACGCGTAAGGGTTTTTCGCTGCGTACGTCTAGCCATTCTTCGCTCTTTACGGTGAATGCCCAGCTTGCCTGGTCTACGTCCCCACGTCCTACAAGTGTACGTACTTCGTTACCCGTTGCGGTGTCGGGAAGTTCGAAACCGAACTTTAAGCCCGTTTCGTCGGTCGTAAGTTCTAGGGTTCCTTTACCTTTATTTCTTCGGGCCAGTACTTTGTCGTAATCGTGGTTGTATAGAGCATGGATGTCGTAAGCGTCCAAGTTATCGAAGGCTGAACGCTCGATGCGTTCCCTAAAAGAACCCATGTCATATTCTCGAAAGTTTGCGGCGTATCCACTAACGTTTCGTCCTTCTCCATCACTCGGCAGCGGTAGGCTGCGTGTCTCCTTGTTGTCCATTGTTTACGTCATTTTGTGGACTCATGTGCATAGGCTTATTGTATACGTCCCCGTCGGGAATAGGGGCTAGGCCTTCTTCCTTACGGATCTCGTTAGCGCTCATAACTCCGATATTCCAGTAACTTACGTTACGTTGTACCTGGGTCATGATGTCGCCACGCATAAGCGCTCGCATGTCCAAGTTAAAGCGGCGGTTGCCGTTCAGCACCTTCGCCGTAAATTCCATTTCGATAAGTTCTACTAACGGGCGGATGCAGTCAGTAACGAACTGGGCGTTTTGTGCCTCAATACTATTTGAATAGCCGGCACCTTCCATGTGGCCCACCTTATGCGGTGGTACCTTGTAAAGGCGGCAAATTTCCTCTACTCCAAAGCGCAATGTTTCCAGGAACTGGCTTTCGCGCATACTCATAGCTACGGGCTTGTATTCCGCACCTTCGGTAAGTACCGCCGTACCTCCGGCGTTATCGCCAGCGTATCGAGCGTCGAACTGTTGGCCAATTTGGCGGACGCGGTCAGCGTCGCGTATAGTACCTTGAATTTGAAGGATGCCCTTTGGCGTAGCACCTCGGCCGTAAAAGCTGCCAAGGTGTTTAGTAGCCGCCATATTGGTACCGATCGTTTCCCGTGCGTAGGTAATCGGGCTTACGCCTTGGATGCCGTCGAGCGTCCAAAGTTTAAGATGGATAATTTGGCTAGGCTCTAGGTTCAGCTTTACGCCGTTGGTTAAGTGTACCTGGTAACGAAGTTGGCCGTTTGTTGTGTCAACCGTTACTAGGTCGGTATCGACTAGCTCGAACCCCGCAAGGCTAGCGCCGTTACGCATAGGAAGTACGTAGGCGTTCCCGCGCAATAGTAGCTGGGTCATCATTGCCTTTCGGAAGGCGTAAGAGTTGTAGCTGCTATTTGGCGAAATGCGTACCATATCGTCAATAGATCCAGGGACGTAAACCGTACCCTCTTCAGTTTCACGCACTAGGCGAAAAGGAAGGCTGGAAATAGTATCTGCAATAAGGTTAACGCAAGCGTAGACCGCGGCGACCTTCGGCGCATTGGTGCTGCTTACATTCTCACCGGCGGTAGTGCCGGTGCCTCCAAAAAGGTTAATGAGCCAGGGACGGGGGTTAACTACCCCCGAAATACTGCGCTTTACTCTATCGTAAAATGATGCCATACGTGCGCGTAAAGTTTACAAAATAAAAATTGAATATACAAATTTAAACGAAAATTATTTCTTCTCGGTCGTATGCGCTTAAACCCGTTTGCGCGTTGTGTACGTAACCAGCCATAGCCGTGAGTACTGCCGCGGTGCCGTCGATGCGGTCGGGTGCCTTGTCCTTTTGAAAAGTCCAGTTGTCGTTCTTGTCTATGTGTAAGCTAGTGTTCGCTATCATCCAAGCGGTAACGGGGTTGCCGTCGTGCGTTATGTTGCCCGTTACTACGCTACGGTATAGTAGCTTCATGGGTTCATTTATCATAAGTGCGCTTTGTCGCACTTCGTAACAAAAGTTTTTGCCGTAACGCTGGCGTAGTGTGTCCACCGTTTCGGCTGCGTTCCATGGATCAAAAAATATGCCCTCTACTGGATGCTCGTTAATTATTCTTTCAATGATTGCCAGGCGGTGGGCCGTGGTCGTTACTTCGCCTTTTACTATTTCTAGGTTCCCATTCTTGGCCCAGTTGCGCACTAGGTTCGGGTACTTGTTCTTACGCTTGGCCATAGCATGGTCAGTTATTTGGTAATACTGGACCGTATGGAACTTTTCGCCATTAAAGTACAATATGGCGTAGGCGGTAAAGTCGTTTACCGCGGCCAAGTCAACCCCAAGAAAGCACCGCCAGTTACTAACGCTTGTCTTTTTGTTGGTACATTTAAGCCACTTCGCTAGCTCTATATAGGGTTGAGCGCTGCCCGCCCATTGGTTTAGGTGCAGCTTACGTAGGCTTAATAGCGTCGGCTCATCGTGTTTCGCCGTGTTGCTTAACTCTTCCAAGTACTTAAGGCTCACCGTTACCCCTAGGCTGGGGTTAGCCTTTGCCCATACCTTCGGGTCGTGTGGGTCTTCGTTATCTTCTGCGCCGTATATGATCGTCAGCCACGACGGGTCTATTTCGGGGCGCTCTTGTACTTGCTTGGCGTATTCGTGCCACTTGTGGGCAAATGTATAAGCGCCACCCGCGGTAGTAATAGCCACCATTTTAGAAGGACGTGCCGCCATTGAAGTACGCAGCGCCTCCCATAAGTCCGGCCCCTTTACTTCATTCCAGGCGTGTATTTCGTCGCAAAGAATAAGACTTGGGTTAAGTCCGTGGTTGCTGCCTCCGTCGCTGGTCAAGGTCTTTAAAAAGCCTGGGCGGCCCTTTAACCGTATTTCCTTTCGGTATGGCTCTAGTACCTTTTGTAGTTCCGGGTTAAATAGTACCATGTTCCGGACGTAGGCGAAGAGTATGCCCGCTTGTTCCCTGGTCGCAGCTGCTAGTACTACTTGTGGGTTACTGTTATTCTTAAAGCCTTCCAGCATATGGGCTATGGCTAGCATAGCAATAAAAGCACTTTTACCGTTCTTACGTGGTATTTCTAGCCACACCATTCGCTTACCCTCACTATTACGAATAAGGTGCCTTTGCCAGTCCAATAATTTAACTGGCTTGCCCGCGTGTTCGTCTTCCGTGAGAACGCAGTAGCGTTCAATAATATTTTCAGTCCAGGTTGAGTTCACTACCTACTAACTTTTCTAGTTCTGCTACTTTCTTTTCGGCCTTTGCCAAAGCTTCTAGCGCTGGGTTCTTTCTTATGACTGCTTGGCCTCTATCGGTTATGGCTTCCAATATTGCGCCGTGTCTTTTAAGGCTCTCTACGCATTCTTTTTGAATAGATCGCCACAGTTCTAGTTCTTCTTTCATGTTGGGGGGTTTCAAATTCACTACAAAAAAAAGGACAAC